AGGTTGGATTAAGCATGAAATTAAAATTAACCGGAGCTGGATTCGAAAATTATACAGGTCAAATGGGCGTGGTATTTTTTGAAAATGGCTTATCGAAATATGACGTGATGCCTAATGATGCAATTCGCATTGCAAGTACCATTGGCGCAGTATGGGAAAACGGCGATCCCGCGAATTTAGGTGCAATTCATACACAGAACCTTATGACTCCCGCACCTGATATTCGCCAACAGTCGGGACTTGAATTGCTGCACTCGATTACTGGTCATGCTCACTTAAATGCAGATCAGGTTCAGCAGCATTCCGATCAGGTTGCCAGTTTAACGACTGGGGTAGAAAAGCAGGAAAGTACAGCCAAGAAAGCGGAACCTAAATACACTCAGGAAGCTTTGGAAAAGATTGCTGATGAAAGTGGCATTGCGGGATTACGCGAGATTGCAGCCGAATTTAATGTCAAAGGCAATTCAATTGCCACATTAATCAAAGCCATCATGAATGCACAGGAATAATACCTGATGAATTACTACCTTGCCGGAACGTCAGTATCTCTTCCTATCAACTTTGTCGATGACGACGGAAATCCCCTTGAAGTGACCCAAGGAAGCTACCGTATTGTCGATCAAAACGGTGTAGAGATTAAGCCAAAGGCCGAATTCGATGTCACCCAAACCAAGGTAACTGTAGAGGCTGAATATAACCAGATTCCCGCTCTCAACCCTATGGAAATCAAGGTTGAGGACATGGACTCAATTGAGATCGATCATTTGCGTATTCTCCAATTTGATCTAATCAATCGGGATGGGAATACCTATGCGTTTGACGTCAGCTACCTCATTTCACCAAGAGAACGGTTGATTGTAGGTTTAAACAGTTTTCAGACATTAAATCAGGCAAAGCTGACAGCATTGACGATGCCGGAAACGGAAGTTTTCCTCACAGAAGGCGAAGTTCGTAAGGTAGCGGCTTTGATTGAGGCGAGACAGCGGATTTGCACGCTCAATATTCCAAGTGTCAATTTACGAGCCACGACACCATCCGCCTACCAGAAGCTATCAGAGCAATTTAAGGCTGCCTTGAGAAAGGCGCAAGTTGCGGAAGCGAATGCAATTCTTGGCGGTGGTGATCCCATCGAATTAGCTCTTGCACAGGGCCTTAAATCCAAAACCATTGGCGAAACCCATGAGAGCTATATCGGTGGGCGACAACTCAGGTTAGCGGTTAGCAAGGCAACTCTAAGATATTTGAGTGGCTTTGTATCGACAAGCAAGGTTATTGCGAGGGTTTAAAATGGACGAACAAAAGCGCTATTTGTTGGATTATTTCTCAATGAGATTCACGAGTCTCATGGATAATTATGTTATGGCAATAAATGGCGCTTTTTTCACTACAAGGCGCGCAGGCTATACGCCTTCGCAGTATCAGATTGAAAACGCCAAGAATTTTGTGGCTAACGCACATTATTTATTCCTTGAAGCTGCTGGCAACACTCTTGAGCAGATTGCATCAAATTTGGACGCTCAAGAGGTGGCTTACAACATGTTCGAACTTGAACATGTCAAAAATCAACTTGTATCTATTTCCATTGATATGTTGCGCCAAGCGAACCGCGCAATTTCTACAGGAATCCAAAACAAGGCGATTGAACTGCTTGGAAAGAATAATGCTCACGGCGCAATGGGCTTGTTAGTACAAAAGAAAATGGCTGAACTGGAAATTACCGCAACAGATAGTGCAGGGCGTAAATGGAGAGAGCCATCTAGTCTTGTAAAAACCATCGTTCGGGATTTCATTTATCAATCACTTGTAGATCACCAGATTAAGGCATTGCATGAATCTGGCATTGACCTGATTGCTGTACCTGACATTGATAAGCCTGTGTCCATTCAAGGGCAGGCAGGTTATGTGGCTTTAAAAGACGTAAGACATCACTTCCATCCGAATGGATATGACTTACCTGTAGGCTACACAGATGTTCACACCTAATCAGTTCTGCTTCGTTCGGGCAAGGAATGGCTATGATCACTTCGGTTTAGCCAAATTTGGGCTAAGACGAAAGGAACGTTGCGCCATCGTCAAGATGATTCAGCAAAGCAACAAGACCTCAGTTCGTGCGGACTCGTCTGCTTCGCGCGGCAACGCAAGGGAAGTGGTTGCAGATCTGGTCATTTTGCTTGAACCCAAAACCACGGCAACCATTGACTCAATCATTGAGTTTGGTGGGGACATGTATGTGGTGAAATCAGTCCATAAACGGTTTGATATTCGCGGCAAGCATGATCACACCGAAGCGGCATGTACCTACTGGAGTGATAACGAATGAATCCACTAATTCCTATCGCTCAAATGCTCAATGATGCAGGGGTCGCCACTTTAGGGCAAAACCTGTTTATCAACATGATGCCAATTTCCGTAACAAACGGAATCCTGCTAAGGAATCCAATCAACGGAACCAAAATTGATCATGAGTTAAAGGGTCATTACAACACCGAATTCAAGGTCATTGTAAGGACCACCAATTATGAGACGGGTTATAAATTGATGAAGAAGGTATTCAAGCTTCTTACACTGGATAACCATTTTGTTGAAGGTATGCACATTAAACAATGTTATCCGGACAATGAGCCAATCGAATATCCGATCTCAGAAGGGAACACTCTCGAACTGGCATCAGACTTCAAGATTGCCTTTAGCGAGATTACCTAATGGCCCGAAAGAACCTTCAGACCACAGGACTCAATGAGCTTCGCAAGAAACTCACCAAGTTAAGTGAAATGCCAAATGTTCTGGATTCCGAGCTAGGCAGTATTGCCAAACAGATGCGCGATACTGCCAAGGCTATGGCACCCATTGAATATGGTGGATTACGCGAATCGATCAAATATCGTCGGGTCGGTTATGAACGTAACAAGCTAGGACAGTTCTTTAAGGGAGGCTTGGGTCAGCATACCGTTTACGTTAATTTGAATCAGCCGAGTCGCGGAGCAACGGTTGCAAAGTATTTCTTCTTTGTACACGAGCACATGAGCGTCGGTCGTACTGGAGGAGAGTTCCAGCCTTCCGAATATTCCGTGATGAATAGCGCACTACTTGGCGAAGTTGCGGGCGGTCGATTCATGGAACGGGCCAGAGTCAAATACGAAGTGCAAATTACCAAACTTTTGCAGCACAGAGCGGACGAGTTTATTAAAACTTTGTTCTAGTGAAAGTGTTTAAATTCCAAACATTATGGTATTCTTGGCAATGCAATTATTAGTAAGCGCTTATTAATAGTATTGGAGTAATGTATGGCTAACAACGATACCTCAAACGTTAAGCTTGGTGTATGTAAAGTCTTCTTTGGCGGTGTTGATCTTGGCTTCACCAAAGGTGGCGTTGAAGTGACGGTAGAAACTGAAACCCACGAAGTTCAAGTAGACCAATACGGTAATACCCCAATTTCTGAATATGTAATGGGTCGTACCATTACCGTAGCCGTTCCTTTGGCTGAAACCACGTTAGATAACCTTGTTGCCACTATGCCGGGTGCAAAACTGGTAACAGATTCAACAGCCGGAACTTCAAAAGCCATTGTACCTACAGGCGTTGGCGTGAACTTGCTTGATTTCGCTGACGAGTTGGTATTGGTTCCTAAAGGCGTAAACGGCTCATTGAACTACAACGATGCAGTACGCGTTCCTAAAGCGGCAACTCCGGGTGCCATGACCTTTGCTTATAAGCTTGATGAAGAACGAATCTTCAACTGTAACTTCAAAGGCTACCCAGTCATTGAAGGCAATGATGAAGTGCTTTATCAGGTCGGCACAGTTACACCACCAGCAGCTAAAGCTTAATTTTCTCACAATATATTAGTAAGCACTTACTAATATATTTATGCAGCCTCATACCCGTGAGGCTGCTTTATAAGATTTTTCAGGAAGTTCGCTTATGAAATTACTCAACCTAGATCCATTAGTTAAATCAGTAGAAAAACGTGTAGTCGTCGTAAATGGAAAAAATCACGAAATCCGCACATTGAATGTGGAGCAGTTTCTCCAAATCGTCGATGAGTCCAAGTCGATTGTGGAACGCGCAGAAAAGGGCGAATTCACATTGGCAGATGAAGTTCGCTTAACGAGAAAAGTCGTCGGCTTGGCTATTCCAACCATGACGGAAGAAGAAATCAACAAGCTTGACGTAAGCCAGATTCAAGCCATTGCTGAATTTGCAAAAGGCAACGACGTCGAAGGGGTAGAGGAAGTCTCATCCGAAGAGACTCAGGAAGACCCAGAGGGAAAGTAGAAGTATTGGCAATCGATTTTGGCTTCATCTTTTGCCAAATCATGCACTTCTATTCAATGAGCTATGAATGCGTATTGAAACTACCAATACGCATTTTCTGGCTTCTTAGCAAAAACATTCAACGCATTCAGGCC